TGCAGAAGCCACTCGGCGCGTTCAGTCCATCCCCTCGACGCCGATCTTCTTGCCGAGGGCGATGTACCGCTTGTATTTGGCCTCGGGCATCGCCGCCGGGTCGGACCGGAATTCGCCCTCGAGCGCCTTGAACTCGGCCTCGTCCGAGGTCTGCGACTTGCGGGAGCCGCCCTTGCGGGTCATCGACCGGGGCTGAGTCCCGAGCTCCCGCTTGGCCCCGGTCGGCGTCGTCGCGGGCTTCCGCGCCTGCTTGGTCGTCCCGGCCAGCCGATCGAGCACCGACCGCTTCCAGGCGATCTGGTCCGACGCCTGCGCCATCACGAACTCGTCCAGCATCGGGGCGATCTCGGGGAAGTAGCCCGCGAACGCCTTGTCGATGCCTGTCTGCTTGAGAAGCGCCACGGCCTCGTCCACGCTCTGGGGGCGATAACCCTGCGCTTGCAGGTTCTGGATCTGGAGCGTCAGGAAGTCGTCAGCCTGGTTCACGCGGTCGACCACCTGCGCTCTGGCCTGATCGCCGGCCACAAACTCCGAGAGCATCTGGTTCGTGCGGGCCGCGAGCACCTGCTGCGGGCTCGGCGTCATGGCCCGGCTCACCTGCTCCGATGCTCGGGCGTCGATGAACTCCTGAAGCTGATCCGGGTCGACGTAGACGCTGCGGCCGTCAGGGGACACCTGCACCGGGACCATCGGCTTGCCAGGCGTGGGCGGGGCCGTCGAGGCCAGCGGCGTGGGAGCCATCGGAAGCTGCGCGCTCTGCTTCGCGACCCACGCGGCCCGCTCGGCCCGCAGCCGCTGGATCTCCTTCAGGAGTCCGGCGTTCTGCTTCGCGAGGTCGGCCTCGGGCTTGCCTTCCGCATCGGCTTCACCCTCCCCGGCCTCCTCGTCGCCCTCCTTGGCTCCCGAATCTCCGGCATCGTCGGCCGCAGCGGTCGCTTCACCGCCTGCGCCGTCGCCATCTTCGCTGCCCTTCGGATCCCCGCCGCCGTCGCCTTCCGCTTCGCCCTCGCTCGCGTCGTCTCCCGACTCGGCATCCGGCTTGGCCTCCTGCTCTTCGGTCGCCTCGTCCTTCAGCCCCAGAATCTCGTCGATGTCACTGAGCGCCACTCACACCCCCACTCATGGTTTTCGAGCGCGTCATGCGCTCCTGACTTGCCATCTTCACGATTTCGAGGAGTCGACCCTTGTCGGCGTCTTCGAGATCCGCCTCCTTGACCCGCGCCTCAATCTCCAGCTCCAGCCGCTTGAGCTGAGCGTCAATCGCGGCCTCAATCGCCGCTTGCCGCTCGGTCGCCTGGTTGTGCCGGGCCGTCTCCTGCACCTTGGCGCCCTCGATCTGGAGCACGCCCTCGGTCTGCGCCCGCATCGCGTCGGCCTCGGCCTGCTGGCCCTGGGCCTGCGCCATGCGCGCCTTGTCGAGATAGCCCTTGAGCCGCTCCTTGACGGTCCGGCTGTTCGACGCGCGGTCGATCATCACCTCGGGGTCGATCGTCCCGGGCCGGGCCGTCTCGATCGCAAGCAGGATCTCAAGCTCGAGCATTCGCAGCGTGCTGTTCTCGGTCGTGTATTCCATGTCGAGGCGCCACTTGATGCCTCGCAGGTCGCCGAGATCCGCCATCCGCTTGGGCCGCATCTGCGGCTGGCCGTCCGGCCCGGGCTCGCCCGCCTCGAGCTCGACGATGCGCCGCCCCTGGATCATCAGGTCTTCGCGCGTGCCGAGAATGGACAGGATCTGATCGTCGGGGACCACGTTGACGATGATCTCCGCGACCTTCTCGACGAGCTTGCGCTGCGCGCCCTCGAAGTGCGAGAACGGCGTCGAGACCGATTGCCGGCTCTTGTGATACCGGATCGCGACCGTGACACCCGCCTGCGCGTGCTCGGCAGCGGTGAGATTCGCCGCACTCGGGATGCCCGACACCTCGTCGAGAAGCTGCATCGCAGCCTGGGACCGCGCGGCCACGAGCGCGCTCGGCTGCTGAGGCTGCCGCTCCTGCACGCGCCCAGTCGTGAGCGCGTCCTTCGCCACGATCGCCACGCCGTTGGGCTTGCGCCGCTCGTTCTCGTACGCCTTGCGGTTCGGGATCGCGCCTTCCTCGGCAAGCGTGCCGGGCGCCGTGGCCTGCGCGGCCAGCTCGAGGTCGAGGCTCCGCGACTTGTTCAGCTCGATCTGCGGGTCGAACAGGTTGCGAATCGGCCCGTAGCTCGTCCCCGTCTCCTCGTCGATCTCGTAGCAGTAGGGGATGAGCGAGAACCCGGTGAACGGCCCCGCCTCGTCGTACTCGGCCAGCAGCGTCGAGCCGATGAACTCGCAGACCTCGGTCCGGTCCTCGATCTCATCGACGATCTGATACGGCGCCCCAATCGAGATTGCAGCCTCGACGCGCTGCCGTCGCTTCTTGTCGTCGAGCGGGATGCGGTTTCCGCTCTGAAGGTCGATCGCCACCTTGCGCTCGCGGGTCGTCTTGTATTCGTACCGAATGACCCGAATCATGCGCGTTTTGCGGTCGTAGTAGTAACGGCTCGTGCGCCCGTCCCCGTAGTCGTCGCGCATTCCCATCGGGTCGGCGGGGTTCATCTCGCCGAACGTGATCGAAGACAGCGCGCCGTCATCCTCGACGCTGCCGCGCGAGATCGTCGACCAGTGGTCCGCGTGGTCGGGGTACTCGCTCAGGAACTCGTCTTTCGTGAGCCAGCGGAACCAGAACACGTACCGCGCATCGCTGCGGTCCGGCTCGATCGAGGACATATCCCAGAGCTGCTCGTACTTCATCACGCGATACAGATTGACCTTGACCCAGCCAGGCCCCTCGTTCGACGGCACGACCTCGATGTGAAGCGAGCAGTCACCCGTGATCGTCCCGCTCTTGAGCTGGCGCGCAGACAGCGCCTCGTAGTTCGCATCCTGCAAGAGCTGGGTCTTCACCGCGTCGATCACTTCGGCGAGCAGCCCGTCACTGCCCGACGCAGCCGTGATGAGCGGCGTGCGCTGCGCGTCCGAATACATGCCCAGGAACGTGTCGAGCTTGGTCTTCAGGATGTTGAACGTGAGCGCCAGGCGGTTGTTGGCGCGCAGGTACTTGAGGTCGTCGGGCTCCCACTGCCCCTCGCACTCGGTGTTGTGGTAGTACCGCTCGGCCCGGTGCGCCTCGGCGTGGGACGACTCGTGGTGGTCGACCGCATCCTCGAACAGCTTGCGGGCGTGGTCGAGCTTGTGTTCGGCGTCTCGGTACTTCATGACTTCACCCAATCGAGGAAGGTTTCGACGAACGCATCGAGACGACGCAGCCTTGCGCCCTCGTTCTCCAGCTCAGGGCGGCGGAACCGCTCCCAGTCGACGCCGGCCGGCGTGCGGAGCACAGGCACCGACTCGCTCTGTACCGCGTACTCGATCGGAGCGCCGCGTCGGCTCTTGCGCTGCCGGGTCACAGCGTGGCCGCGTTCAGGGGTCGATCCGACCATGAGTCCTGCTCCTCCACGCGCGCACGCATCCGCGCGACGCTCTTCGAGAGTCCAACCCGCTCAGTCGCCAGGTGGCAGTACGCATCCGCGTGCCGGAGGTGGTCGTTCTTCTGCCCGCCCGTCACGACCCACACGCCCTCGCGCTCGCCGGTGCGGTCCTTCTCCAGCGTCGCCCGCTTGAGGTTCGTCATCTGCGGCACGAAATACTTGTCCCAGAACTCATCGCGCTGAACGTGGGTGACACGCTTCGCGATGATGGCCCGGTGCGCGTCGTCGAGGGTTCTGGTGCGGCCCATCTTCACCATGCGCTCGCGGTGGTCCCAGTCGGCCGAGCTCCGCTTGCCGCCCACGTAGAGCCCGCCATACCAGCCCGCGTGGGCTTCGACGAACGAGGCGACCGCGCTGGGGTCGTAGCCCTGATCCATGACCCCGCTCTGCACGTTGTATTGCTGCGCGATGCGGTGCAGCTCCTCGTACGTGTCGGCACGACCCCTGGCGATGCAGAGCGAGTCCACGTCGCTGGTCCGCACTCGCACCGTGTACCAGTGCGGTTTGCCGGGGTCGACACCCATGGCACACGGGCCCTCGTGGCGCAGTGGCTTCGGGGTGTCGGTGAGCAGGGCCTCGAGCTGCTGGCGCGTGATCTCCTCGTCGACCTCGGCATACGCGCGGCCGAGCGTCTGGTTGTGGAAGGCGCGCAGGTGGCCGCGGCGCACGGCATCGTCGGCGGCCTGGAGGATGTCGCCGGCCGTCTTCGTCGGGGAGCAAAGCTGCGAAACCCAGTAGCCGATGTGGTCCCGCACGTCAGGCTTGCGGGCCACCCACTCGCCCTTGGTTCGCTCCAGCGGTCCGCGGCACCCGGAGCAGAGGTAGTACGGGTCTCGGTCGCGTGAGGTCGCAATGCAGTCGGGGTATGTGTCTTCGAGACACGTCCACGCGCTACACGCGGTGCATTTCCAGAGCCACGCACTCTGGTTGCTCGACACGTAGTCGAGATCGACGCCATAGCCTGGGAGGGTCGGCGTTGAAAGGCAGGTCAGCTCGGGGGACAGCGAGCCGTCGAGGCGGTGCTTGGCCTCCTCGAAGCGGGAGTCATCCATCTCGTCTCGCTCGTCGAACACGGCGCGATCGACTGGGATGGACTTGATCGCCGAGAGCGACTTCGTGGACGCTCCGCCCTTCTGGCCGATGCCGCGGAAGTAGATAAACACGTCGCCAATCTGCTTGAGGCCGGCCGAGTCCGTGTCGGTCGAGTCGATCGCGTTCCATTGGCCCGGGTTCTTCGCCATGAGCGGGGCAAAGCGGGCCTTGGAGAAGTCCTGCACCTCGCGATCGGACGGGAAGCCGTAGAGGATGCCGCGCAGTCCGCCGCGTCGCGCATCGCCGAGCGACTTGAGCACCATGGCGATGGAGATACCGAGCTGTGCGCCCTTGATGATCGTCATGCGGGGCGCGTGCCGGTCGATGATCTCGCAGACGAACGGATAGCGGCGAAAGTCGAGTGCCATGCCGCCGTCGATCTTGATCCCAGCGCAGGACAAGCGGTAGCTCTCGGAGCATTCAGCGAGCGCAGCGTGGGTCCAGTCGGCGGCCGCGCTCACCCCTCACCGCCCGTCGCGAGTTCGCGTCCGATCTTCGCGAGTGCGTCTCGCTGCTCTTCGCTGAGCTTCGAGAGGTCGACGGCGTGCTTGACCTCGAGAGGGTTGCCGGACTGGCCGCCGACGTTGAGCGAGGCGTGGTCGCCGTACTTCGCCCGGTTCATACGCGCCAGAACCCACTTGCGCGAGTCTACGCGGAGCTTCGCGGCCTGCACCTCGACCGCATCGGTCATGGGCTGATCGGCAATCTCGACCACCTGATCGAAGTAATGATCCGCCTGGGCCTGCCTCGCCTGCGCGTAGATCGCAGAGAAACCCTCGCGATCCTCACGCTCCCACACGCGCACGGTCTCAGTCGTGGGCATTCCGGGTTCCCGGCAGATCACAGTCAGAGGGTCGCCGGCCGCGATACGCTCACAGATTCTCTGCGCGATCTCGGGCGTATACGTGCTGGGCCTACCCACAGGCGGACTCCCCCACGCCTGAGTCTGCCCCGCCGTAACGCGCTACATATCGCCTTCGTTACGTTCCCCGTGGCACATCCGAGCGCTGTTCGCCCGTGGATTTAACCCTGTTGGATTCGTGAGGGTTTGATCCACGTCGGCCCGCCTGAAACGCCGCTTGCCGGCAGGCGTCCGAGCACCACCTCTGGTGTTCAACGCGCGGCTGGAACCATTCTCCGCAGCCTGGGGCCACACACAGCCGCTCTCGGTCGTAGACCGTGACCACGCGCGGCACGAGCCTTTCCGGGGCGGTCATGATTGCCCCCGAGCCAGCGCAATCAGGCCGGACAGCCCGCCGAAGGCAAAGCACGCGACCGCGATGCGCGGCTGAAA